CAAACAATGCGTAGAAACGTAGCAAACACAGAGGGTGTTTTATCTTTTCAGGTAGAACCTTCTTTTATCACTAACGGGTCATTAGTTCCAGTAGGGACTTATACTCACGAAGAGATACTAGTTTTACTAGCTACCCCAGAATGGACACCAGCTGAACCTGTAGAGTGAAGTATAGAAAGAAAATAACAACAAAGAGACCAGGGGTACATTCCAAGAATGCGTCCAAAGGGCAGACGGGATACAAACCAACTTACCGTGGTCAAGGCAAATAATATGGAAGAAACTCTCTTGATAGCTTTGATTTCAGCACTTGGAGTCAAGGAGATATGGAATATTGTTAAAAAGAAGATTGACATCAATGCCAAAAAGGAAGATGATCAAATAGGAAGGCTGACGGAAAAAATAACCAGTCTAGAGCTAAAAATAGATGAGCTCATTCAGGAAAACCTCAACCTAAAAGTAAAGGTAGCTAAGATGGAAGAGAGAATATTACTAACTGCTAAAAACAGAGTAAAAAAATGATGCTATCTAAAAACCTGTCTCTTTCTGAGATGACTAAAAGTACTACCGCTAAAAGGAGAGGTATCGACAACAGTCCCACAGAAGAACATATTGAGAATATGAAAGTACTAGCTGAGAAGATATTTCAGCCCATTAGAGAGCATTTCGGAGTACCTTTTAGTATTAGTAGTGGTTATCGCTCAGAAGCTCTAAATGAAGCCATAGGAGGCAGTAAAACATCACAACATTCTAAGGGGTTAGCTATTGACATTGATAGAGATTATAATTTTGACCCTAATAACGCTCAGGTATTTCACTATATTAAAGACCATTTAAACTTTGATCAGTTGATTTGGGAATTTGGTACAGAAGAGAATCCATCTTGGGTACACGTAAGTTATACTACTACTGAAACACAGAGAGGTCAAATACTAGTGGCTTATAAAGACGATAATAACAAAACCAAATACAAAGCTTATGGAAGATAAAATAAACCAACTTCTACAGGGTCAGGCAGTAATGCAAAGTAAGTTAGAAGAAATAAGCAAGCAAAAGAACGATCACGAAAAAAGGATACGTAGTCTAGAGAAAAAGTTTTGGACTTCCATAGCTATCATAGTTACAGGAATAGGAACATTTATAGAAGGTTTATTTTTAGGAAAAGGATGATAGAAGAAAAGTCAGAATTTCAGAAAATGTTAGAGAAACTGGAGAATCAGCCGGTTCCAGAGAGAACGTGCAGTATAGATGATGAAAACTGTGAAAGCTGTTCTGGATGAAAAAGAAACTCAAAGACACTGCAATAGGTAAATTTCTAAAAGACAAAGCTCCTAAGGTACTAGATGTAGTAGGTGACATATTACCTTCAAGTGGGGCTCTTGGAGTTATTAAAAACGTTATTAGTAAGGAGCCGGATCTGACACCAGAAGAGAAAGAGGCGTTACATCAGCAGGTGGTAGAGCTTTATAAGCTAGAGGTAGATGATAGAGATTCAGCTAGAGAAAGAGAAGTAGAGTTAGCTAAAGCAAATCGTTTTGATTTTATGTTTAATTTAACAGGTTTGGTCGGCCTTTCCTGTTTTGCCTTCTTGGTTTATGCCATTGTGTTTTTAGAGGTGCCTGATCACAATAAGGAGATTTGGATTCACCTGATCGGGGTGACAGAGGGAATTGTGGTAAGCATTTTTGGTTATTTCTATGGGTCTTCAGCATCACGAAGAAAATGATTATCTTTGTAAAGATAAATTAAATTAAATGAAATTAGAAGAAAAAGAATTAAAGTCTTTAAGAGATTTGAACTCAGAGTTTCAATCACTTAAAACACAATTAGGAGAATTAGAGATTCAAAAGAGCTCGGTTCTTAAAAGAGTAGATTCAATAAGAGTTGAATTTGAATCACTTGAAAACGAATTAATAAATAAGTACGGAGAGAAATCTGTAATTAATTTAGAACACGGAACAGTAACACAAAATGGCGAAAATAAGTAACACCACCACGTACCCTACCAAAGCAAGTCCTGCGGGGGGAGATTTAGTAATTGGAACAGATGTTTCTGGCGATAACGCCACTAAAACTTTTACCTTACAAAGTATAGCTAATTTATATTCAGGATCAGGATCAGGTACAGTTACTAGTGTTGGCTTAGATGGTGGTACCACTGGCATTACTATAACAAGTGATACTACAAACCCAATAACTACAACAGGAACATTTACATTAGGTGGCACTTTAGCTACAACAAATGGCGGAACAGGTTTAACTACTCTAGGAACAGCCGGTCAAATATTAAAGGTAAATTCAGGAGCAACAGCTTTTGAGTTTGGAAACCCAGATATTTTAGTTCAAGATAGTGGAGGATCCTCAATAACAGGTATAGACACTTTAAACTTTAACTCTAATATTTCTGTTGTTACAGCACCTGGATCTAGTACAGCTATCATAAACGCAAGCGCTTCTACTTTGTGGACAGATGATGGTAGTGGTAATATATCTTACAACGGTGGATTTGTATCTACTACACAACAATTTGAAGGAGATATTAACGGGGCAGTATTACAAAAAGTATTTAATAATACAGCAGGTGTTTTATCAAAAGGACAAGTGGTGTATTTACCAGGTGGTAATAATGGAGACAATCCTTATGTTGACTTAGCTCAAGCAAATAGTGCTTCTACAATGTCTGCTATAGGAATCATTAAAGAAGATATAGACCCAAGTACTTTAGGTGAGGTCATTACTTCTGGTGAGTTAACAGGGTTAAACTTAACAGGTTTCACTACTGGAGATGAATTATATGTTAGTGATGTAGCTGCAGGATCTTTTAAAAGTTCGGCTCCAAGAGCTGAAGCTAACCTTATTCAAAAAATTGGTAAAGTAATAAAAGGAGGCAATGGTGGCGCCCTTACAGTACTAGGTGCTTTTAGAACTAATGCAACTCCAAACCTTGATGAGGGTAGTATATTTTTAGGAAGTTCTAACAATGACACAATTACTTTAGCTGTAGGAGCTGATCACAGTGTTTTGAAGTCTAATGGGACTACTGCTTCTTGGGGAGATCCATTTTCAATAACTACAACAGGAACATCTGGAGCTGCTACTTTTTCTGCAGGAACACTGAATATACCTAATTATGCTACGGGTGGGTCTGCTATAGATACAGGATTTACGCCTTTATCTATTTACTCTTCTACTGGATTTTCAGCTACAGCTCAAACACTTTTAGTTCAGTCAGTATGTGATGTTGATGTAACTATTAATTCAGTAGACATATTTAGAGCTTCTGCAACTGTAGGAACTCCAGTAATAACTATTGCAGTGTACAGTGGAACGATAACCAACCCAGGAGCTGCTACTCTTTTGCAATCTAAAACATCAGGTACTTTAGTAGCTGGAATCAATACTATAACTTTTAACGAAGCCATTACTTTAACAGCTGGTCAAAAAATAGTAATATATACTTCAACCAATACAACTACAAGAATAATTGGTATAGCAGATGGTCATTCAGAAGCTAACTTAGCTGTTTCTAAGGCTGGTTATAATGCCTCGCCAGGAACATTAAGCGATTCTTTATCAGATACTTCTGCTTCTAATAATAGAGTTGCAATGCACTTTTATTCTACTTAAAATCAAATGAAATGGAAATCAGAAAAATATCAATTGGTCCTGACTATAAGTCTGGGGCTATGCACTACCTAGTTGGACAAGATGTCTTAGGAGGTAAGTACACTATACATCACATACGAGACGAAAAGAATTGTTTTAAGATTTGGATTATTAAAGACAATGAGATTGTTCTTTGGAAAAGTTTCAATTCAACTATTCCAGTATCTGTAGAATACAATATCAATTTTTAGTATGAAGTCACCTTTTGGTTTTATTGTAACTCCGGTTAATGATACTCGGTACGATAACGTGAAAAAAATAGGAGAAGTTGACTTTATTACAAGCTCATCTAAAGAAGATCATACTGTTTCTAATCGATTTGCCAATGTAGTAGCTACTCCAATCAATTATGATGGTGATGTAAAAGTGGGTGACATATTGGTAGTTCACCACAATGTTTTTAAGTATTATAACGATATGAAGGGTAGAGAGAAAAGCGGAAGAAGTTTTTTAAAAGACAATTTGTTTATAGTGGAACCTACTCAGTTTTTTATGTATCAGCAAAATGGAAAATGGAAGTCTCACTTAGATTACTGTTTTATAAAACCTTCTTCTAAAGAAGAATCTATTATATTTAACAACGATAGATATCAAGCTCTTACAGGAACAGTAGAAATAACTAATCCCGAACTAACTTATTTAGGTGTTAAACAAGGAGATAAAGTGTGCTTTAAACCAGAGTCGGAGTATGAGTTTAAGATAGACGATAAGATTCTATATAGAATGAAATCTAAAAATATAACAATGATGTTATGAGCAAAGAAATTAAATTAAAAATCATTAAGGCTGGTAGAGCTGCAGTAGAACAACTAATAAAAGTCGCTCAAGAAAAGATTATTAAGCCTGACCTCGACGACGAGTTAGCGGCAGACAGATTAAAGAATGCAGCAGCGACTAAGAAGCTAGCTATCTTTGATGCTTTTGAAATACTAAATCGTATTGATGCAGAAGAAGAAGCTTTAAATAGTGTAAATAAAACAAGTAGTAATCAAGGGTTTGCAGAGCGAAGGTCGAAATAATTTATACAGAATCATACAAGATGTGGTTCCACGAACAGCGATGGCTAAAAAAAATAAAGCCAAAAACTGGGAGTATGGATACAACGAAAAGTATGACATTGTTGTCATCTCTAAAAACGGCACTGTTGGTGATATATACGAAATTCAAGGATTAAAAATAGGACTTCCTAAAACACCGGCTAAATACTATTCTAATGAAGAGAAATGTTGGCAGCCTTTTGATTATCCTAAAGCATTGTCTAAGATTAAATCTATATTTCAATGGAATGAAATGTCAGCTGAATTCAAAGATGCTTGGGTAAGCTATATTGAGCAGGAGTTTGACAAAAGAGAAGAAGGTTTCTGGTTTAACAACAACGGAAACCCTACTTACATTACGGGTACTCATTATTGTTATTTGCAATGGACTAAAATTGATGTAGGTCATCCTGAGTTTAGAGAAGCCAATAGAATATTCTTTTTATTCTGGGAGGCTTGTAAGGCAGACAAGAGAAGTTTTGGTATGTGCTATTTAAAGATAAGGCGTTCTGGGTTTTCTTTTATGGGTTCGTCAGAGACAGTAAACACAGCTACTATATCTAAAGATGCTCGAATAGGAGTTTTATCTAAAACAGGTACTGATGCCAAGAAGATGTTTACAGATAAAATAGTTCCTATCTCCAACAATTACCCTTTCTTTTTTAAGCCTATTCAAGATGGTATGGATAAACCAAAAACTGAATTATCTTATCGTGTACCGGCAAGTAAGATTACTAAACGAAATATGTATTTATCTGATGATCAAGAGTTAGAAGGATTAGATACCACTATAGATTGGCGTAATACTTCTGACAACTCTTATGATGGAGAAAAACTGCAGTTACTTATTCACGATGAAAGTGGTAAGTGGGAAAAACCAGAAAACATACTTAATAATTGGCGTGTTACTAAAACTTGTTTACGATTAGGTAGTAAAGTTATTGGCAAGTGTATGATGGGATCTACTTCTAATGCGCTAGATAAAGGAGGTGCTAATTTTAAGAAACTGTATTACGACTCAGACCCATCAAAAAGAAATGCGAATGGTCAAACTAAATCTGGATTGTATTCTTTATTTATTCCTATGGAGTGGAATTTTGAAGGTTATATAGATAAGTATGGAATGCCTGTTTTAAAAACTCCAGACAAACCTGTTCAGGGAAACGATGGTGAGTACATTACTACGGGAGCTATTAATTACTGGGAGAATGAAGTAGACTCTTTGAAAAATGATGCAGATGCCTTAAATGAATTCTACAGACAGTTTCCAAGAACGGAGTCTCACGCATTTAGAGATGAGAGTAAGCAGTCTTTATTTAACTTAACTAAAATATACCAGCAGATAGATTATAATGATGGCTTAATGAAGGCTAAGTATCTAACAAGAGGAAGTTTTTATTGGGAGAATGGAGTTAAGGATTCTAGAGTAATATGGAGTCCTAATAAATCAGGAAGATTTTTAGTTAGTTGGTTGCCTAAATACGAGTTGCAAAATAGAAAAGAACAAAGAAACGGTAAGTACTATCCTGGAAATGAGCACGTTGGTTCTTTTGGTTGTGATAGTTATGATATTTCAGGAACTGTAGGTGGTAAGGGTTCTAATGGAGCTTTACACGGAATGACTAAATTTAATATGGATGATGCACCAAGCAATGAGTTTTTCTTGGAGTATGTGGCTAGACCACAAACAGCAGAGATATTTTTTGAAGAAGTGTTGATGGCGTGTGTCTTTTATGGTATGCCTATACTTTGTGAAAACAATAAACCAAGGTTGTTATACCACTTTAAAAACAGAGGATATAGAGGCTTTTGTATGAATAGACCAGATAAACAATTCAATAAACTATCTAAGACAGAAAAAGAGTTGGGTGGTATTCCTAATACTTCTGAAGATGTTAAACAGTCTCACGCATCAGCTATTGAGTCTTATGTAGAAAAGTATGTAGGTTTAGATATGACTAATGAGATGAGGAAAATGGATGAAATGGGTTCAATGTATTTTACTAGAACTTTAGAAGATTGGGCTAGGTTTGACATCAATAAAAGAACCAAGTTTGATGCTTCAATAAGCTCTGGTTTAGCTATAATGGCGAACCAAAAACATTTGTATACACCTGTCAAAAAAGAGTCAAAAATAAGCATTAACTTTGCAAGATATGCTAATAAGGGGAATATAAGCGAATTACTGAAATAAATGAAAGACGTTGAATTATTAATAAACCCCGCAGGTTTTCCAGATCAATTTGCCACTGATGCTGACAAGGCAACAATGGAATATGGATTACAGGTAGGTCAAGCTATTCAGTATGAATGGTTTAGAAAAGGTGGAGGTAGCTGTAGGTATTACAGTCAACTTCAATCTTTTAATCAATTAAGAAGATATGCAAGAGGAGAACAATCCGTTGCTAAGTATAAGAATGAACTAGCGGTTGACGGTGACTTGTCTTACCTCAACTTAGATTGGACTCCAGTTCCAATACTTCCTAAGTTTGTAGACATTGTAGTTAACGGAATGTCAAATAGATTATTTCACGTAAAGGCATATGCTCAAGATGCATTGTCTAGTGAACACAGAAACAAGTATCAAAAGCTGGTAGAAAGAGATATGTTGAATAAAGACATATTCACCGACTTTCAACAGTCATTTGGTATTGATCCTTTTATGACAGATGTAGAAGAGCTTCCAGAAAATAAAGAAGAGCTTGAGTTGCATATGCAATTAAAATACAAGCCTTCTATTGAGATTGCGGAAGAAGAAGCTATTAATACAGTATTAGAGGAGAATCACTATCAAGACATTAAAAAAAGAATTGATTATGATATGACGGTTCTTGGAGTGGGTATGGCTAAACATCAGTTTTTACCAGGTAGTGGTGTTCAGGT